GATGTGTACTCATAGTCTTGATTCCAGTTGTCAGCAGTATGTGCAGAAAAACCACCAACATACACTTCTTGTGGGAATACAATTTGCTTTGTATCCATTGCTCTAACTTCAACACAATTTGCTGAAATAACTCTAACAACCTCATAAGGATGCCAATCAGAATATCCGGCAAAATTGCAATAATTACGAATCTTTGTTTTGTAGTAGTGACCATTTGTGAATGACTTCAATCTTTCTTTGATATCGGTCATTTTTAACACAACATCTTTTACTTCATCTTTGTCTTGTGTTGCAATGAAATCCCACCATTCTTGGCATTTGATGGTGTTGTTGTTGAATAGTTTGTACATTGATTTGATTGTCTGATTCATGGTTGTTTTTTTAAGTTTGATTATTTAGATTTTTTAGTAAAAAATTGATTCTCATTGTCATTCAATTCACCATCAGAATTAACCAATCCGGTGATGTGTCCATTCATCTCACATTTGATGTACCATTCAAATTTTCCTTTGATTACTTGGTATGCATCGTTTGCCCAATAAACCTTGTTTCCTTTTTCTACTTCTGATTTGATTTGTGTAAGTGTCATTTTTTTATTAGTTTGATTGTGAATGATGATGCAATCTACAACCTTTGTTTGATATAATCAAACAATTTTCAAATAAATCTTTGCAATATTGTTGCATATTTTAAATGAATGCAGTATTGACAATGGTTTCAGAAGAAAAAAAAATTTTAAAATGGACAAAAAAAAATGCCAATGTATGGAAATACACCGGCATAAAACCCTTCAAATCATTAAACTAACACAAAACTAATCCTTTTTGAAATACAATTCAACTTCAGACTTCCGTCTGTTAGTAAGTCCTTTAAGTACTACCAGTTCACCATTCACTCTTGCCTTATTCCACTTGATGAATTCATCCTTAATGGTGGCATCATCCGGATTAACCTTAATCTTTTTTAAAAGTGTTGACTTGCTGAATGCACCAATTCCAAGATTGTAGATGAATGATAGACATGCATCAAATTGGTTTTGATTCAATTTCAATCCATGCAATGCAATAGTCTTCTTGTTCAGTTCCCACATCAACAATTCTTCTGCTTGTACAAGTGTGATAATATCACCCATCTTTATCTTTCTACCATCTTTATACATGGTGCTTCCCCAACCTATGGTGACTATGGATGCCGGACACAAATATGATTTCAAAAAAAGTCCTTCATACCTTTTAACCAGATCAATGCAATTCTTTGATGGTGTCATAGTTTGTATTGTATAAGATTAACAATGATGGATATCAACAATGCAATCACTAACCACATCAACCACTTGTTTTTTGCATCTACTTTCTTGGTTAATTTTTTATTCTCATCTTTTGTCTTATTCAATTCTTCATCACATGACTTCAATTGCAACTGATACTTCTTAATTTCAGCAGAATCCTTAATTGACTTTTGAATGGTATTGGTTCTTTGTTCAGTAACTACCACTCCTACTCCTTCAATCACTTGTGTCTTTGAATGTGTCAACCAAATTGTATCAACCATGGCAGAATCATAATTATAATTTGGACATTTTAAAGTGATATATTCCAGCTCGGTTGATACAATTGTGTCAATCTTTGTGGTGACACATGGAAGACTATCATTCAAGAATTTTGCAACCACTTCCGGATGATGTTTATATGCAGAATGTATCTTCTTTTCTGCCATCTTTGAAGTGTTGCATCCAATAAGTAATGCCAAGAAAAGAATTTTATATTTCATGAATAAAATTTATAAAGTACACAAATGCAATCACCATTAAAATGATGCAAACAACAAACATGGAATCATCATCATGCATCTTTTTTCAAGAATTCACCGGTTGAATTAGTCAATAAGTTTTTCAAGATATATCCCAATGCTGAAGTCAATGCCATTGTTCCAATTGCTTTCCAATCAAATGTCAATGAACCAGTTTGAATGGTATTATACAAGATTGTGATGACTGATGATAAAACTGCAACAAGTAATCCCTTGATTAAGTCTTTGTTATCAAGTGTAAATAGTGTTGAATTCATAATACTTAATTTTTATTGTTTTGAATTTTGTTTCTCTTTTCGTTACCGGCATAATAATAATATCTAATTGCAAAAATACCGGATATAATACCAATGCAAGTCAAGACAAATGACATGAAGTATTGTGCATTGTAGAATGTTAACCAAGACAATATTGATGTTGTTAATGTGATTAATATTGAGAATGGTGATTGGTTGTTTTGTTCCATTAGTTGTTATATTTTCTTATTTCAAAAGATATGTTGTGATATATTGGAAGTGATGCAGTTGGTGCAATTGGATTTCCATTCTTATCAAGTATTTGAAATGCCCATTGTTGTTTATCATGAACATAAAAAACAAATCCAACTGCATCAGAATGATAACTATTATGTGGAAATCCATCTACTGAAAAACCTACACAAGTTTCATTGTCAAAAGTATAATTTACCGAAGATGATAATAAGAATTCTTTTGCAGATGCATCCCATGTCATTGACCATGTGTTTGAAAATGTATTTTCTAAAATAGTCAATTGTGGCAATGGTGTTCCGGAATTATTATCAATGTAAAAAGTTCCAACTGCAACCAAATATTTTTTATCAAAAGTATTTGTTTTAATTGAAGACAATTTCCAACCATTTGATGTATCTGCAACAAGTATTTTATATCTGCTATATTCTGCATCATCAGAATTAATGTTATTGTTTGTAGTTGGTTCAATTTTAATATTTCCGGCTTTCAAATCTATTTCAAAAAATTCAGTATTTGCATTTCCCATTTGAATTGAATGAGTTCTAAATGCATTATCATCAAGTTGCACATTTGATGAAATTGTACTTCCACCCCATTTTATACTATTGCCAACAATGCTCAATCCATTTGATGCACCAAGACTTGTTCCACCACTAAATTCAACCCATGTATTTGCACAAATAGAATCTTTTAAAATGTACATTTTTTGTTGACTTTGTACATAACATGCCATGCCATATTTCTTTCTTAAACATGGAATTGCATTCCTTTCAATAGTATCCTTTGCAATAATATATCCACCTTTTCCCATGGAATCAATATGTGTTGGATAATCTGCCACACCATTTGTCTGAATATATCCAACAACATTCACTTGTGCAATGCACTTTGTTGTTAGTAATAAAATGATAAAAAATATCTTCTTCATTAGAATGCTGAATTTATTGTGATTGTTGTATTGTTGAATTTGTTCTTTGTTGTGTAGACATTGTAGTTTTGAACATATCCTTGTGCATTGGTAACTGATACAACATTCAAGTTGAATGCACCTATTGATTCTAATCCGGAAACTACAATGGATGTTAGTGTTCCAAATGATGATGGATATGCATAGTATCCATATTTATTTGTTCCGGTAACAACAATGGATTCATTTGATATGTCCATTGATGTGCTAAAAAAATTATTCCCACCAAGTGATGCAATAATATTTGCAGATGTTGGAATTGCATTGCTTGAATATCCAAGATAAGACTTTGGAAATGGTGTGATGAATGTCAATGCACTTGTAATTGTTCCGGCTTGTACTCTTCCGGTACAATCTTGTACACCAAGATTGTTATTCTTACATGCACCTTGTGCATAAGTTTTTGATACTTTGAAATTTACTTGACTTGTAAGACTTGAAATGGTTGTTGTATTTCCACCCAATGCAACATTGTCTTTGTAGTATAAAGTAGACTGCAATGCACCGGCATCATTTTGTATGAATGTTGATGACAATGTCAATGTTCCAAGGTTTGTTCCTATCTCATATTGATTTGGTGAGAATGCAACAATGGTTGTTGTTGGTTGAACATAAGTTGGTGCAACTGCTTTTTGTGTTATCACTTTGAAAGCAGAATCCAATGCCATACCGGCAACCGGAATTGTTTCACCATTAACCCACACACCCAATCTATTTGATGCACTTCCATTCAATACAATGTTGTTTGCAAAGGTTGCAGTTCCACCACTACCACCGGATATCTCTGCCCATGTCAATGTCTTTGGATTGTAACGATATAACTTGTTGTTACAAGAATCAAATGCAATTGCAGACTTGTTGGTCACATTGCTTCTCAATGTAGGCACACCACAAGTTGTTGGAATTTGAAGTGTGGAATCAAATGCCATCCTATTTGCTCTATATCCATATTGTGGCATCTCTTGATAGACTTGACCAAAGGTGACAAGTCTGATTGTAACAAGTAATAAAAGTATTGATAGTTGTTTCATAATTAAATTGTAGGTACATCACATGCACCCCATTGTCCATTGGTTGATATTGTAAATGTCATTGTCACTCCACTCAAGTAATCTTCAAACTTTTCACTCAATGCAGTCCATGTGATCTGGTCATCTATACTATAAGAAATTTTTTGTCGCATCAAGTTGATGATGTCTCCGGCAATCTGATGTTGGTCACTTGTCACATCAGTTTCAAATTCTCCTTCAACACCACTCTTATCAAGAAACCAAAATTGTACCGAAAAAGTCAATTCTCTTCCAATGTTTAAATTTCCACTTTCAATGTAATACAATGCAACCGGAAGAATTGGTTCACTTTCCCATGCCAACCATTCCACCGGTGTTGCGAATCTTACATCCTTTATCATTGCATGACTTTTTAGAATCGTTTGTATTTCCTTTATTATTTGATTGTAAGTCATTGAATTTCTCTTTTACTTTTGTGATGTATTCTTTTTTATATCCTTTACTCATAAATATTAATTATACAAGAAGTTGAATATTTCTCCCACCATGGCAATGTCTCCGGTTGGCAATGTCACAACATTGTTATTGATTTGAATTTCACCGGTATTTGTTGTTGTTGTGTTTACAATTGTTTTCTGAAGTCCACTTCTGAATGCCAACTTGCAAGTCCTTCCATACAATGCATTGACATTGAATGTTGATTCACCACCAATGGAAGTATAAACTGCAACCAATGGTGCTTGTGATTGACTTTGTGAATTTACATACGGCATAATACCATAATCATCACCAAGATAAATTGGACATGTGTATGCTTTTTGTTCCGGAAAAATTGTGTCAAATGCAATACCATAATTGATATACTCATAAAATAAATTGAAATTTTCTTTTAAGTATGCAATAAGTCTTGACTTATAGAATTCTGCCATGGACAAATATTTCTTTTCCAAGATTTCCATATCTCCTCTTGATGGTGTATTGCTTTCTTCTGAAGTCTTCTGCAAAAATCCTTTACTAAAGAGCTGGAATCCCATTGTCATTGGTAACATGCTCATGGTGTACCATATCAATGTGTCGGTGATGTAGTCATCAATCAATGTCTTTTCATTTATAGTTAGATTGTTTGCATCCACACCACTTTGAAGTCTCTTGTACAATGCAGAACCTAATGCCGGTTGAAGATAAATGTCACCGGCAACTTTAATCATTGGGAACAATTGTTTTCCATCAATGTTATTGGATGCACCGGTTCTATCCTTGAATAATTGTTCCGTAATAAATAAAATATTCTTACTCATTCTCTAATGGTTTTACAAGGTTACTCACCCAATTGTGTCTGCAATATGTTCTTCTTCTTCCACTTGGCATTGTATACCATCCACCTCTTCTATCCCAAACTGAATATCCAAGTCTTGCTGATATGTTTTCAATATCTGCCCTTGACCACATTTTTGTCTCTGACAATGTCAACATCTTTGCACAAAATGGTCTATTCCTATCATCTCTTATTCCTTCGTATGTATAACGAATCACCAATTTGGTGATGGTTGAATCTTTGCCTTCTAATGATGAAACTGGTTGCAATACTTTGATAGTTGGATTGACATTCACATCTGATGGAATTAACTCAATGATGTTGGCTTTTATGAAATCATCAATGATTCCCTTCACTACTTCAATATCTAAATTCAATGTGTCTGCAATTACTTGTGGTGTGATGTTTTTGTCTTTAGTCATTAAGTCCAAGACATTTGCTTGGTTCTTTGACAAGGATGGTGTGATTGACCAATCTGCAAAGTTCTCATGCATTGCCAATTTGCTTTCAATAATTTCAAATTTATTTCTATCATCACCACATGATGCAAATTCTTGGATTGTTCTATCATCATCATCATCAGAAGAAAATTTGTTTAATTCATCATCAGTCATTGGATTGGCATCTATCCCAAGAAAAGTATTCACATCATCATCAGTAAAACCAAAACCACTCTTCAACATCATGGATGCTTGTTCTTTGTTCAATTTACCATTTCCAAATTGTCTCACAATTCGCATCACATTTTGATATTGTCTGCCGGTCAAATTCTTGATGGCATTGTTCTCTTGTTGTTGAACCGGTTGTGATTGATCTGGCAATCCGGTCAATGGATTGATTGCTGATGGTATTGCTGATGGATTTTTTGGTGGCAATCCGGCTAATGCTCTGACTTCATTTTCAGTCATCAATTCAAGTACTTTTGTTGCTACTGCCGGTGACAATGAATTTATATTGTCATTTATTTGTTTTGATTGTACTGATATTGTTTGTTGCTGAATCTCTTTGCCCATCAATTCACGAATCTCATCTTTGGTCAGATTTTGTGCCATGATTGCTTCAGAGAATTCAAATTTTAATGGTTCTAATGGAATAAGTTTGAATTCACCTTGCTCACCTTTTAAGTTCCTTAATTTAGTGACAATCTTATTGATTTCTTGTTGTCTTTCTTTGACATAAACATTGTTGAAAATCTCATAACCATCTCTGATTTCATTCCTTTGTCCTAATGCACCGGCAGTTGCAATGCCAAATAGAGCTGGAGTGACTACTTGATGTGATGCATAGATTTCAGATTGAATCA